ATTAAAGGTGTATACAAAGGTAAGACGCATTCGTGGCATAGCCACACAAGAGCCTCCTACAGTTGTAGTCCTTCGTTTTCTAGTACTATATATCTTACCACACGGAGTGAAACACTCACTTAAAACTTAGCGTCTATAGTTATATAAGTACTAGCATGAAAATACTCCAAACACTTTACATGTGACGTACACCCAACAGACTATGCATATTAGCACTCACATCAGTGACTGTATGTCGTTCAGTATTTTCCTCTTGTGTCCCGATATTACCATCAAGACCAAACATCTTCGCCGTAGTGTTTGCGACGGCTGCAGCTTTCATCTGCATGTGCGCTTCTCTAGCTCTAACTGAGGTTTTAGATGTAATCTCGTAAAAATCGAATGCGACCCGAGCTAGGCTATAATCTCTCAAATTTCTCTGTAAACCGTACCGTGGCATGTAGGGTTTCTCTGCATTCCTCATTTCTATATAGGCCTCGGCCATGTCTGAGAAATGACGCATGACTTGTCTCAGCGTAGGCTTTGCATTTTCAATCACGGGTCGCAGTGGGTACTCAACTTGTTCATCACCGTCCATCATCGTCCACACACCCGTGATATCTGGTGAGGTTCCATTCTCAATGCACCAGACCATTAAGCCGTTCATCAAGATCTTCATCTGAATGTCGTCCAGCTCATATGCATTTTGCACTCCATTGAACCAGGCGTCAAATTGTTGCTTCGTCGCCCGTGCGTTCGATAGATCAATTTGATCTGGTTTGTACTCAAGAAGATGATCCAGATCCAAGACGGGACCTTTTGCTGTTGTTGGAACCTTCATTCGAACCTTCAATTTTGCCAACCTTGGCACTGATTTGCTTGCTCGTGAACCCACATCCACGTCCTTTTCGCTATTCTTTGCAATTTCGCGCTCCTGTCCTTTAATTGGTTGCTCTGTCTCCCCACTCCTTGCTTTTCGCCTTCGCTCAGCCTCAGCCCCAGCGTCAAGTTGCTCTGGTGCGCTGGTTGCTGATACATAGCCTCGTCGTGTGTTTGCTCTGCTAGATCTTGAAATCAACTTGGTTGTTTTGAAAATCTTTTGTGGCTGCTCTTCAATTAACTTGATCCCATCCCATGCTATCAGATCTGCAGAATGTTTCCAATGTCGTTTCCAATTAAGATCTCCAATCTTCCGCAGAACATCTTCTTCGAAGTTATCCGTGAATGGCACAAAATAGTTGCGATCCGAAATCGTGCTTGTGAGCCCATGAAATCCAAGTATGTACCCATCCGATGTTGACACCATGGGCAATCCACAGTCCCCATCCTTTGTTGAAACCCAGTGACGCCAATATCCACTGTTATTTGCTGGCATTACTAATGTTGTCTCTGAAACAACACTTGAAATGTTCTTTTGTTGAAACAATGATCCAATTAGGTTTGCTTTCTCCCCTTGTACTGGACTCCTGAATTTCAATCTTTGAGGAAATGGGGGAAAATCAGTGGGCATCCGAATGAGCACCATATCCTTTCGTTCCACATGGTGTATTTGTAATTTCGTCGTGTTCTCTACCCTGAAAACACCATGATGTGTGTTTATCTGCAAAGTTCCATTGTTTCTATTAAATAGATGTCCATTGGTGATAATCACTGGTCCGTATCCAAGGCCGAATATTGTGGTGACTATGCCATCAGAATCATTGACTAATTTGCAAATACAGGATGCGACTGGATTGTAATTGCGTAACCCTCTGCACATTGACTTCCCTTGGTATCGCACCTCGTCCGTTCCCACCAGCTCTCCTTCAAAGTTAAAAGCTCTAAGGTAATGTAACAGCTCTTCATCTTCACAATCACGATCTGTGTATAATTTCCTCAGTGCTGTCTCAGCAATATACGGCAACTTGCCTATTGCTGCCAAATCGTGAAACATGTCGTGGTCAAGAATCCATGCGTAGAATTTTCTGATTTCCAAAAGAAGATCAGGGTACCCCCATGCTTCAATCATAGCTGCGCAAATTGCCTCTGCTCTGTGTTCGATGGCATGACTTCTATCCCATTCCAATATAGAAACAATCCGCTCTCGCTCAAGTTTTGGAATATACATCCCATCAATTAAATGTCCTTGATGTGACATGAACCATAATTCCTGCCTATCGTGACATCGCTCTGAAAAATCATATATCAAACCTAACTCCTTGAAAGATACTGCTAGAGAATCTAGAATCCCCTCGTAGCCAGGTTTCACTGCTATGATCAAGTCATCACCATTTGCAAAGAAGACCAACCGTTCCTTTGATTCGTTACGTTTCCATCCTTGCTTCTCCATGCTATAATGCATTGCCAAAATTACCATCAGTGTGTTATCCACAACTGTTGATGGCTGACCACTGTTGTTCCCCTTGAATTTCTTCACAATCGTCCCGTCTGGAGTGAGAATTGGTGTGTATATTATTTCTGTGTAAAATTTTTGCAACATTTCCCAACCCAAGTCCCATCTCTCCATCATCTCTAGCCGTAACCTAATTACTGCATTTATAAGAAATGGAGTTAAGGAACTATCAAATCTAGAACCATCCGCATGACAGTACAGCCAACCTTCCGGCAAAGCCTTCATCAATTTATCCCATCCTCCGTAAAACTTCGTCATTCCAACAGTCCATGGACCTGCTAAGTTCAATTCATAAAATCGATTGTTGAAATCATCCACGCAAACTTTACCTCCAAGAAGTGTATCAATAGGTGCCGCCGTAAAAGTTCGTGTCTTGTTTGCTTCCACTTTTTCTAGAGGCCGCAATTCTGCTTTTAATGAACCATTCCAAACACCCATGCAACCATTGTACAATCTCTCACAACTTTTGAGTACCATTTCCTCTTTTTCATCCGCTGTCATCGCTTCAAAGTACTCGTTCTTCTTTCCTGTATATAAAGACCCCACCGCAGCTTTCATATTTAATGATTCAAGTATTACACTCGGATCTGTTATAAACTGACATTCGCCAAACTTCAAGTCATGCAATAGAGCGCACACATCCTCATATCCACGCTCAAATGCCTCACCATCAATTTCTCCGATTATGATTTCATCCATATACTTGAACAGATCTTTCTTGAATGCCTCTTTATTTAACCGACTTGGCCTATAATGACCAAGTAGCGGTCCAAAATATGTTGCCGCATCGGGGTGCGCTGCTAAGTACTCTTGGAAAAATTGGCATTGCCCTTTGATGACATGCTTAGTAACTAGTTGACTGTTTGCACACGCCACTGCCTTTAGATTTAGATTCAAGTCATCAAATACCCATCGTCCACGACCATGTTCAGTGCGCACGACATCATCCTGCACGCTTGGAACGTCGCTGGCTTGAACAACCTGCGCAGCTCCAGTTTGCCGCAATTCAAACTCTCGCTCCGGATGGCCAGCTATCGATGTTGACTTAGCCCCCATCGCGAGTGGGTTATGCGGAGTCATATCCACTCGCAACGCATTGTTTGAGTTGTTTTTCATAAAATATGCTTGAATACCAGGCCGTGTTCGCATCGCATTGGGAAGCTCTGTGTCGTTCTCACGAGCAAGTCTTCTCGCCTCGCTAATTTCATCCTGGACTAGTGAAATGTCGCATGTCACAGATTCATCAATTGCATAGCCGGTTAGAGGATCCACAAAACGAACAAATGAATACTCCGCAGGATCAAATCCGTAAAAATGTACAAAACGATGGTTCTTTCGCCCCATTCCTTTCTTAGTGTGGTTGCCCTTTTGCTTACCTTTCGATGTGTATGCCGCGCCAAAGTAATGCTCAATTGTTCCATCGTCACCATAGACTTCGCGACCAACCTTCTTATCTCGTGCCTCACGGAACTTTAACTTCTGGGTGCTTCGCTTTCCTCCACGAAAACCCTTCCCTTGATACCGAACTAGATCCTTAGATTCTGCAACATAATATTCCCATGCCATCCAAAAGCCACCAATTGCAACTAGTCCACACACCATTAAATCGTGCGTTAAAAGTGATCCATTCCACCGTCCTTTGAGTCCGAGACGTTTTCCGATTTCTTCTTTGTTATCCTGGTATTGCACTGTATCAAGAAAACCATATCCAAGGAGACTTGATATCTTCTGAAAGTCATGAGTAGCTGAGTTAAATTCCATTATCTGGGCTTTAGCAGCTTGTAAGACTTCGATATTATGTGTTGAGTGGTCGCGCATGTACCGTTGTCGAATTGTGTCAACAATACCTCCAAGGGAGAATCTTCTTGTTGTCATTGATGCACTCAACGACTCAAAATGCGCTTTCTTCACCATTTCCTCTTCAATCAATTGCTCAATTTGCGCTAATGTACGAGGTATAGCGTCCACGTTGGTTGTTAGCGTATGTGCTATTTTACTAGCACTAGCGCTTGTCAATCTGCCAAACCCTGCATCGTGCTTGTGAGTTAAAACAATCTCCCATAACTTAGCATACAAACTATCAGGAATTCCACGGCATGCAAAAGGTATTCGTACATCATCGTGTGCGTTAATGTGTATCCCCATTCTACCATATTCACCCACAGTTATCCACCGTGACAAACCGCTGCTTGGAATTGCCAATTTGTTTAGTTCGATTTCCGACTCCCTCAGTTTGAACGGTTGTAATATCCTGTGCACTTCTGGATGCATGCAACCATTGTATTTAACTAATTCCACCATGAAAAAGGGTGATAACTCAAAATGCATCATCGTGCGCGCTTGTTGCACAGTGCAATTCGATAATAAACTCACGGACACATTATGTGTGATAACCGGCAACCCGTACGCAAAACAATAGAAGGCTGCTTCTGTTGAAATGCTTGCCGGAATTTCGGTCAAACCACTCTCAGTGTGTCCTATACGCAATGCAGCACCATCTTTCACTCGCCCAACTCTACCTAGCCGCTGAATTCGCTCTCCATATGATATGCTCCGTCGCTGGTATCTCATACATCTACTATCACAATCCAACTCCGCAACGACCTTTTGACCAAAATCAACTACCACATCGATATCGAGTGTTACACCATTTTCAATGATATTAGTTGCCACTATAAAATGCTTCTTGCTTGGTGTTCCCTTAGTTGCAATTTCAACATGACCTAATTTCATCGTGCGTCCATCAACCTTTGAAACATGATGTCCATGATTAAGCAACATGCCACTAAGTTGGTCAACATCGTTGTAACTAGCCACATACACTAATATGTTATCTCCATACTTCGTCATGTCAATATTAGCTCCTGTGCCTTGGCTGTCTGCAAAATTCTTGAATGAAACATCATTCTCCACAATGAGTTTGACATCAAATTGCGTCTTGAATTCACACTCCTTCCCTGGTGGCGTCGCCGACACCTTTAAAATCTTTCCTGGATATCCATGCTCGCTGAGTAAGCAATAAAAAGCCATCGCCGCAGCATCCAATGCATGACATTCATCAAACATAACAAAGTCAAAATCCACCATGAGTGATGGGTTATGAGCGTAATAATGTAAAGCGAAACCGCTTGTCATTACGGTTATGTTCGAAGACCCAAATGTCGTCATTCCACGCATTCGCAGGGTTGGGTTCACATTGAATGGATCCTTTCGCAGTTGCTTGCACACGTTCTCAGCGAGAGGTCTTGTTGGTTCTAGTAGTAGCACTTTTCCTTTCCTTGCTAACAAATGCGGTAAATTTGTTGATTTACCAGACCCTACGGCTCCTCTGATCAAGAACTCTTTACTTGATGATGTGTCAATTGTCAAAACCACATTTGTTGCTGTCTTCCGCGTAAATTCTACAAACTCGCCTCCAATCCTGTAATGTGGCAAAACCCGATTTTGCTCAAGCTGTGGGTACCACCAATCAGAAAATTTTGCACTCATAACCGCACTCGCAGGAATAGCATCAGTATCCAATTCCAAATCAATTGTCATTTTCTTTTCCGTTTCAATCGACTCTATATCATCAAGACTTTGATATTTCACTTCATCACCTAACGTGCTAAATACAGATTTAATCTTGGATAAGATCTTGAAAACAGCATCACTCCTTTCTGTGTCGAAAACCATTGCCAGTAATGCAACCATTGCTACTGTCCGTTCTAAGCTTTTCTCAGTTGGTGATTTTCCTTGATATGTAACTGTGTCCTTGTAAAGTAATTCGTCTTTCACGCGCTCAGCCAATTCCTCATTCGACTCACGAACATGTTCGTAGAACTCAGTTGCTGTTGGTGTTTCTTGTTTTTCCTTAACATATTGCTTATATATATTTCCAAGCACATTTGAATCAATCCTACTTTGCAACACCCTAGCTACCATCTTACTCTCACGTTGCTCTAGAACTATTCTATGCACGGTATGTATGAAATTCACAACAGCTGTTGCAATGAGCATTACATTGACGAAGTAGAAAATATCTCTATAACACCGTCTAATTATATACAACACACTTCCTATGGTATTACGCTTGCAAAAACCAAGTGTCGCCTCCATCCGTTGGGTAGCACCAGTGCGAATGCCACACCACTTCTGTCTCATCTTTCCAAGTAACCAATCGCGTGAGGCGACGTATTTGCCTTCGATACCGTCTGACCTTGTACTGTGCAGTGGCTGTGAAGAAGAAGGTCGTGATTTCCTCGAGAAAGTGATTAAATAAAATTTTTCCCACAAGCTTAAGCCGCTCCACTCCTTGTCTAATTCGCCTGCATATATTTTTTCCCGCATTTCGTAGAGGGGCATCCGAAGATCGACGAAACCACTTTTTGTCAAATCCGAGTCCATTTCACTCTGAGCTAACATCATCGTTAATACGTTCACCACTTCGTCTCTGAATCGAATTCCCGCGTTCAAGCTCGCCAAGAGTTCAAGAAAATGACCTGCGTGTGAACGAATCACCATTAATTGTTCAACCACCATGTCTGCTCGAGACACACTTTCCGCCATCCGCGACATTGTTGCAAAAATCGCACTGACACTCGCTTCCTTTACAATCCATTCTCGCATTGCCACCTCCAGTCCTCCCACATTGTACAAATTCAGAAGCATACATGGTGAGAGTAAACTCATCATTAAGGTGTATGGATCCTCATGGATTATATGCATTAACAATTTAGGTCGAAAAATACCCTTAATGAGTGCTCTTTCCATTCGCATACGCCGCCCGCTGTTCGCGTCTCCCCCAACATTGTAATACCTCATCTCAGCGTCAAGTTGCTCTGGTGCAAAGTGAATAAATTGAGATACTGTACCAGCTTTCAGGATATGATACCCAGTTGTTAAGGAGCCAAATGAATCGATTACATGCATCGTTTTTGTTGCGTGATCAACAAATATTCGTGGTAACTCAGCTCCTCTAGTTTCGGGATAGAACACTGTTAGAATATAACATGCAGTTGCCAAGTCTATCACTGTTGGCCAAGTGCCCAACTCGGGTACAATCCTATCCCTCACCATTTTCGTAAAATCCTTCGCATTGTCCTCGTTCACATTGACTAACATAGCTAAGAAAATGTTCAGATAGCAAAAACCCTCTTTTGCAATGTACATCTTCTCGCTGTCATTCGTTGGCAAATCGATGAATTTAGGATCGCCTGATGCTCCAACTACTAAATGTCTCTTCGTTGGACTCCTCAAATCTGAATAAACTGCTTGCCCCACGTCATTTGTCACACAACAGCAAACGTGTACAAATGCGCCATTCATTCTTGAAACACAACTATCACTTACAGGCATCCTCTCAATGGATTCACCTAGTAGGGCTTTTCTGGCCACTGCTAGGTCCATTGAAACAATTAAATTTCCAACGGCAAGTTTCGGATGCAGTTTGGCGATTGCGCTCCACATATCTTTATATCCATCCCCTGGGATAATTTCCTCAAAATAATTTCCAAAGAAGCGTTTTGAATGCCGTCCACGCTCTCCCCACACAAAATTGCCATTCTTATCAAGTTGATTGTCACAAAGCAGTGAAGGATTGACCAATGCTTTTGATGCCGCTTTATTTCTAAAAGTGCTTAACGAGCTTTCTGCAACCAAACTGAGGTGCTTCATGAACCATCGAACTACTTCAAGTAGTTTTGCGCTTGCTTCACTCAACTCTTCAGAGGTTGAAAGATGCCCCTTCATCAAAACATTATTCACCACAAGGAGTTGCTGCAATTGAGTGGCCCTTTGATCTTGTGCTAATCTGATCACTTCCATGCAATCCTTCACATTAAGATTCAATAGTGAACTTGCCTCGAAATGTGTCATCACCCTATCAACGGATGCGAAAGCTTGTCTCATGGTTGTAAAGATTTCATCATGTTGTCGGATATTTTGCGATGTCAATTCCGCATATTCCTCTTTGCTGCTCAAGCCAATTTGATCGCGACACGTAGTACAAGAGACTTTAGCACACGGGTGAACCATCTGAAAAATTGCCGCCACTATCTCCCCACAAGCTTCGTTCGAGATTGTAGTTTGACATGTATGAGTTTCTTTAGGAGCCAGTTGGTCAAACGCCCGCTTCCAACCTTTCCAAAATTGCGCTTCAAATGAGGAATATTGCGTGATTGTTTCTTTTGCGAAGAATGATAATTTAGTTCGTGCGTCAACTATTTGACCTTCGAGCCGCCCACGCACAACTACTTCATCGTATCGATATGGACGAGACTTAAGTATCTTGCTGGGTAGTATTGTACCACTCCAACCAAATGTTATGTCTTGCTCCACAACATGGTCACGCATTTTCCGTCCTTTAGCTAACAATGTGATTATCTCATTAAACATTTGTGGGTGTAATTCCCGCTTCTTTCGTGTGCCACACTCTTCATGCGGTAAGCGAACAGATGGTATCACTGATTTTCCAAATGTTTTGTACGTACAAGTTATTTTCCTTTTACGCTGCAGAATCACTTCCAACTGCTTCCCTTCTTGGCTGCAGATGTTAATCAAAGATTTTGTGAGTTTGTCAATTACATTAACACCATAGTGTGCAACTGACTTCTTTCGCTTTTCCTGCTTTGGAGGTGTTCGCTGCCAGAAAGGTGAGCGCATCGATTCGTACGACACATGCACAGGTTCAGCTCCGATTTTGTCGCACTCAATCCTCGTTATTTCATGATCTTTACTTGCAACAAAATCTTCCTGTTGTTTCTGTCTGCGCAGTTTCATTCCCAATTGGTGTCCCACCCATGTTGAGACCCTATGAACAAACATCTTACCATTCTTACTCACCCATAGTCCAAACCGATCAGGCCCCACTCCATTTTTTGCCCTCTTAATTACAAGGCTTTTCACAAGCCGTTCCACATCTTGTTTCCGTAGTTTTGTAATTCGCTTCACATTTTCCCTTGCAACTTCGAGTGACATTGGAACAACTTTCCCAATGAGCTTTGTAGTTGCATTCACGTTCTTCAGTGCGTCCTTACGTGCATCTCGTACAGCATGGTACATTGTTCTTGCCACTTTTCCATCGATGAGCTGCACAGTCACCATACTACCGAATGTAATACTCGCCATTTCTAATAAGT